TTTACTACAGGCACTAGAAACGCTCCCCTACTTCACCAAGTTCTTCTACAATCCAACCTGCACCACGAGCAGCATTAGTGTACAGAGCGTTAAGTTGCTCTAGGTATACTACATTTTCCTGTGTGTACATTGAGGTGTAACCAAACTCGCCTTCGTGGTCTTCCTCTGGTTCAATCATGATTGTTACTTTAGCCATAATTAAAAGCCTCCTTGTTGCGTCACAGGCTCATACTTAACGTGTTCTACTACCTTAATAGCTTCCATCTCACAAATCTTATCCTGCCAGACGTTGAACTTGACTACAACCTTACTGCCGTTACCAATCACACCGTCTGTTTCCTTATTCCACTCACGGATGCCACCATCTTCGGTCTGCATGACAATCTTAGGTGTACCCATAACTACGCCTTGGTCCCCTGTGTCACGATCTACGAACTTAGGGTTAAAGTGCTTACGTGTACACTTGTAGTAAATCTCACCCTCAGTGTCTTCTTTCCAGAGTTGGCCTACCATACCCTTGTTAGGGATACCATCAGCGATGGCTTGCTTCTTGGCATCTTTGGTCATAAACAAGTTCATCACGTACTGACCTTGGACAGACTCAAGTTTTACTCGCTGGTCCGATCCTTCTGGTAGGTTAGCGCCAAGGTCTTGTTGACCTTCGAATACCTTAGCGAATTGCGCTGTGCCTTCTACGTATACTGTTGCCATTTTATTTCCTTTTGTACCTTGTTTTGTTGACCCTTAGTATGTATATATAAGTCCTTTTTAGTGTGTATATACAAGGGCAGTTAAGTTATTTACTTGGGTTGTGACATTATTGACTCACCTTAGAACTCCTTGGTCAGTGTCATAGGAAGTCGCTTATCATTTGGGTCTCTTTTTGGGTAAGGTTTAACGAAACTCTCTATAGCTGAAAGCATCTCTTTTTTCTCTTTCTTCGTTCCCATGAAAGCGAAGTACCTGTGTTTAGAGTTCTGCTTGACCCTTTTTACATCAGGGAACCTTTCTTGTATCACGGGTAGTTTTGTAGTCCCAAACTTCTGACGTATAGCCCTAGCACCGTACATCTTACCACCGATGACCCAAGCACTCCTATCACCCTTTTTGCTTTTTACGTTGGGGTTGTTGTCCCTCATAGAGCCTATGTAATGGAAACCGCAAGCTTGATAGATAGTGCCAATCTCCCCTGCCATATCGTCTACAGTGGCGGTAACAACCTTGTACTTTTCGGGTAACATTTTCATGGACTGCCTAATCAACTTTGAAGCGGAGTGGGGGTGCGCCCAACTAACACAAGCGCCCCTGTTTAGGAGTATGATCTTTCCTGTGTATCCGTACTTATCCCAAACACCTAAGTTTTCTATGTACTCTTGCCCATAAACAACGACCCCCCCGCAAACACCGTCGAAGAAAATACCGTAGTAAAACCAATTAACAGCCGCCATACAGCCAAGCCATTCGTATTCCTCAATAACATCTTTTGCTACATCTCTTGTGACCTCTTTTACTACTGCGGTTTTTATACACACATTATCGGGTGCATTGTCGCTTGTTTTACTTTCTCTCACGAGTCTCTGGTGGGCCTTCATAGTCACCTCTCCCTAGTGAACACTGGCGTAATCAGGGCCAAATTGAATGTCACTTGTGATTTCAACATTAAGTTTTAACATGTCGTTTACCTCTTTCATAGCTTCCTCTAGTAGTTGCTTTTGTTTGTCTTCGTTGCCGATCTTTACGTATGACAGATGCTCGTCGTGGTACTGAAGAGAGAACACAACACCTTTGTTCCTACACCGAAGTACCCAAGTGTCAAAGATGAAGACCCCCGTACCTTGGTTAAGAGTAGAAAAAGTATCTCTGTCGTTCCGTAGGCTGTAGTAGAAGCCACTTACGGGATTCTTTAGGTACATAGACCCATCCTTAAGTGTCTTCACGTACTGATCTTGTGCCAACTTCTTTACACCCCAGTTACGCTCCCAGTATGCCTCTAGGAGTGCCTTAGCTTCTCCCTGAGACATACCAGCCTCTCTAGCTAGCTTAGCTGCCCCAACACCGTAGACTGCGCTGTAGTTGGTCACTTTGTACTTGGTACGGGTAGCCTTAAGTTCTGGTGCTTTTCCTTCGTTGTACAAGTCGATCTGCTCTTGTGTTACATCACCTGCGTGTTTAGCCAAATCGAGATGCGGATCATACCCTTCGGTCATCATAGAGGTCACATAGTCAGGGTCGTAGTCCCATAGAAAATGACGCTTAGTGTTATCCTCAAGCGACACCACATCAGCACCACACACTGTCATACCCTCTGGTGCAACGATACACCCACGTATCTCCTCACCCCAAGGGGAACCCACTTTAGGGAGGTTCACGATAGGACTACGGTGCTTAAGGCGTAGAGTGTTAGTAAACCCACCAGCACTAGCTACAACCCTACCTTCAGGATCAGCATTCTCAAGTAGAGCCTTAAAAATACTCATACGGTGAGTAGCTACAGTCAAGCCCTCAAGTTCTTCAACACCCTTTTCCTTGTCCTTCAACTTGAGTACGCTATCCGTTAGCTGTCCCTTACGTGGATCACTAGGAGAGCTATAGCGGACCTGTTCAATCTTCTTCTCTTCCCCTGTGATCTTATTCCTATCGTACTTGTACGTACAGGGCTTCCAACCCATACTGTAGAGCCACTCCTTCACTTGGCTAGGGCTATTAGGATTTCCTGCGTTATGCCCGCTTATAACAGTCACAGGACCGTCTGTAGTACTGGGTAGGTGCTGTTCCTTTAGAAGGGTGTACCAAGCTTCCCCGTGTGCACTCAAGGAACCATCTTTCTTGTAAAGAACTTTAGGTTTATTCTTGTAAGTGCAGGTAGGAACGAACGGCATAACTTTTGCAAGGGCCTCGGTCTTTTCTGCCTTGATCACCTCTAATTCGTTATAATGCCGCCGTGCCTTCTCCATATCAATCACAAGCGGGTTTTCTTCTTGTTGTCTAAGACAATCCATCTTAAAGGAAGTATAGCGTATAAACCTAAGAATTTCTGGTGTCAGATTTTTCATTGTTGTACCTCTGTATTTCCCATTCTAAGGATTCCTTAACTGCCCTCTTTACATCTTCACACACCGTAGCATTTTTCTTGAAGTTGTCGGTAGCAGTGATGATCTGCAAATTACCAGACCAATGAGGCCCTCCGTCTGATATAGGCCACATGTGATCTACATGATGTAAAACACTTGTGTGTTGCGATATTATTTTAGCCAACAAGTAAACACTACTAAGAGAGTGTTTCTCTTTAGGGCACTTTCTTAGATGCTTAGGCACTGATTGTGCTTGAAGAGACCTTCTCCTAGCGTGATTGGCGTTGTAGAGGTGCCTATTTTCTTTGGCGTACTTCTTTTTGTTTTCCCTGTTGGCATCTTTGTTTTCATGGTAGTGCTTTCTATGCCTTTCGTTTACAACTTCCTTGTTGCTATTGTAATAATTTATCTGCTGAACTTTCATGCGGTCTTTATTGCGCTCGTAGTAGTCTTTGTTGTAAGCCTTAAAGTAAGGTTTCAAACACTCTTTACAAGCAGACTTAACGCCAAGAGTCCTGTCTTTATCCTTATGATACTTACTAAGGGGTTTCTCTTCTTTACACTTACTACAGACTTTAGTGGTGGCCTCAGCCATTGTACAACTCCTGTAATCTTTCCCTCTGCTTCATCCAAAGCCACCAGTTAATCTTCACGTCACTTTCACATCGGTGTTTCATTTGTTCCCAAGTCACGTCTTCCCAGTTGTCCACTTGAGGCTTAGGGACGCCACTGGCCTCTTGATAACTGCTCAAACCATGAGACTTACGTTCAGCATACAAAAACCAGCTAAGAGCAAGTGTGTCGATGAACTTTTGGTAACTCAAGTCTAGCCCTAGCACACGATTAGCTACAACCATATCGAACATGACACTGTTGTGTGCTACGAAGAGTGTACCTTCTTGTGTGAAGAACTCTCTCATCTCATCATAGCTATCCGTACTAACGATTGTGTCACCATCGTAGGTATACGAGAGTATGTGCATCTTGTCACAGTCGTAGGCTAACCCATTCGTCTCTGTGTCAAAGACTACTTCTTTCATTGTTACTCTCCTCTATTACAGTGCAGTAGAAGTCGCAAAGGTTAGGTCCGTCAATCATCTCTGTCCAAACGAAAGGCACCTTTAGAACTGCTCCATTAACCGCTACAGGGTAGTCCTCATCAAAATCTTGGTAAGCCTCCGTGACATGGTTGTACCCCCACAGGTTTAGATAACACACTAATACCCTTTCTCGTTTAGGAAAAGACTTAAAGGATTTCCACTCAGGCATTAGTCTTCCTCTTGTTCATCTCGTAGAGCTTCAACGTAAGTCTTATACTCAGAAGGTGTAGAGAAATACTTGAGCATACGATAGGCTGCTGCACTCTCTAAGGCTTTGTTATCTGGCGTCTCATAGACATCAAACTCAGGGTTCATATTATCCTCGATGATCTCTTTCATCCCCTCGCGTACTACCTTACTACAGTACTGATAGTAGAGGTTGTTACCAAGGAGCAACTTAAGGTATTTGTCTACAAGCTGTAGGGAAGTCTCATCTGATTTATCTATTGCAGCAATAGCCATCTCAAGAATATCAGTCTCTAGTGGTTTGGTCTTAACGTCCATCAGTAAAATCCTCCAAAGTCATGGTTACATCAAGGTCTGCTACCCAGTGTTCTCTACCAGTTTCATTCTCAAGCAACTCTGCAATCTCGCAGGCTACCTCACGATCTACACAAGTAGCGTCAGGGTCATTACCTAACGAGTAGACTACATAAATCTTATCAAAAGTCATTAGTGTTCTCCGTCTTAGGTTCTCGTGGTCCCAATCGCTCAGTGACCATGTCTGTCTCTACATCATAGGTAAGCATACCTGCTGGTCCTGTCAAGGCATAAGGACGATTCTTTGTGATCTCAAGGTAAGTCGTGTTACGCTCTTGAATGTCATCAGACTTCTTGTCACGGCTCATCTCAATCAACACGATAGCTTCCTCTTCGATACTTGAAGCGTATTTAGTGCGTCCATCAGAGTTGACGTGACTAATACAAATAATGCCCACATTACGACGCTTGGCTAGTTCTGTAAGTTTTACCCCTAGTTCAGTCAAGGCTGCTGTAGCACCATCAGTACCCGATAGATACGCCAATCGCTGAAGGTGGTCAATGAAAATATACTCGGCATTGTACACAGAGATAGCATACTTACACTGCTTAAGTGTATCCTCTACAGGGTCTTGTGGGTTAATGTCGAAACTTACGAACCTCTCACCTGTTTCACCTAAGACTACCTTGATAGCCTCCTTGACTTGATCCTCACTTACACCGTTGAACTCAGCATCTTCCTTGGTCTTTACATTAGTACCAAGCTGATAGGTAGCCATAGCACGTCCTGTGACGCTCTTTACTTCTTCCATCATAAGTGCTGCTGTCACCTTATCCTGCTTAACTGCTAGGAAGTGCATGAGCATACGTAGATAAGAGCTTTTGCCTGTACCCGGTGGTGCCTTAACCACTGTGATACCACCCTTGACTAACCCCTTACCAATCTTGTTGTAAGCCTCAATAGGGGTAGGTGTGTACTCGTAAGGGTCTTCCCCATCAATAGCACTCATCCATGCATCTACACCTGCTGTAAAGCCCGCTGGTGAGTACTTACGTGCGCCCCACCACGCACTCTTGTATGCCTTTTGGTCACCAGCCTGTAGGAAGTCATTAGCGTCCTTGTGGTTACCGTGGTCCATCATGTAGACTTTAGTAGGGAACAAGTCGAACATAGTCTCAGCTACCTTAGCCCCTGCTGTGTCATTGTCCACACTCAAGATGATCTTCTCAAAGCTATCAAGCCAACCTTTGCACTTCTCCCACAGTTTGCCTGAAGGTGTAGCACTAGGTAGGGATACTACAGGATTAACATAGGTAGACCCTTGTGAGAGCATCTGCCAAGCACTCATGGTGTCCACTTCACCCTCCGTGATAGTAACGATACGAGAGGCGTTTACGGGGAACAGGTTCATACCGAAGAGTTCATCACTACGCAGGTTACTAGCACTAAAGTCTTTAGTCGAGATGTAACGTGTCTTAACACCACCGCTAGGGTAGACATAGTGTTGTTTATCCCCATCAGTCTTTACGTTAAACTTCTCCA